GTTGGTTATCAAGGAGCATATCTGAGACACCGCACCCGACAGCAGGGGCTTCCTTAAGCTCACCCTGATGTAGGGTGAGTATCAGAGCTTGATTCTGTGGCAGCGTCTCCCCGAGAGTAAGCCCCTCAATGATGCGTCCCTCCTCGTCGCGCACAAGGCGGATGCGAGGTTCATAGTCGGATGAAAGCTGGATGCCTATCATGTCAATGCTTCACTTTTGTGTCTTCGTAATCCTCACGCTTTGATGGGGTGAGCCGTTTGCCCGCCCATGAGCCTAACAGCCCGCGAAGGACAGCCCCTCCATCACCTTTGACGGGGACCCACGATGCGAAGAGCTGCTTAAGATCATTCACCTCGCTCTCGATGGTGTTGAGCTTCTTCGTCAGCTCCTGTACCTTGATCAGCCCGCCGAGCTCACCACCGTTGATAATGACCTCCTCGGCTCTATCCATTGAAAGCACAACCAGGTGGTCAAGATCACCTGTGAGCGTCCCCATGATGACAACTGCACCTACGGCGGGGCGCATCAATAGTTGCGCACCATCCACCTCGGTAGATGCCCTTAGGCGCACGTCTGGAACGTGCAGTCCATCAATGGAGACTTCACAGGTAAGGTCGGAGACCTGTGTGACCACCCCTTGGTAGAGGGTTGCTGGAGCACCTCCAGCTATACGTCTGAGGTGCTCGTGTAGCTCGCGATATGGGTCCATTATTAGCTAAGTCTAAAGCCCAGCTCGATTTTCCGCTTTCCGCCCGATGAGCTGAACTCCGTCGTAACGGAGCGAACGAAGTAAGTCCCCTCTTTATGGGGGTAGTCTGGGTCGTGTATCTCTGCGGTGTCGCCAGCTCGACACTCAGGAACGAGCCAGGTGTCAATGCTGCCGTCGTAGCCGTCGAAGGTGCGCCGTTTCAGTTCGGTCTCCCCGCGCAGGCGCATACTCACCTCATCGGATGTAGGACACTTAACGGTGATTTTATCCCCTCCAGGAGTACCGACATCAATCTCGCGCACCTTACCATCGGGTAGGAGTGCCTTGACCGTTATCTGGTACTTCTTGTCCTCCGCCTTGCGGTAGGTGAGGTCAGCAGACTCAACATTGTAGCCGAAGTCATATAGGCGCTCTTGTCCGATGACCTCTCCTGGAGGGTGTAGATGGAGCACCCCATCACGCAGGTAGATGTCTGCACCGCACTCTTCCTGCACCTTTTTGAGCACATCATAGGCGGTCGCCGACTTGATTACGAATTTGTCGTACACCCAGGAGTAGGTGCATTCAACCTTGAGTGACAGCCCCACCTCCTTAATGATGCGTGACAACAGGCTTGACAGCCCGACCTTCTTCAGTACCGCATCCTTGAGAGGCTTGCGGAAGAGGAAGAGGTCGTCTTCGCAGGTCAGCGTCAAGTCACCGTTATCAGTGGCAATGCGCTGCAGGTAGCCCGTGAACTCCTCGATGAGCCCCGTCTCCTCATACCCTAGGCGAATTGTGACGGCATCTCCACGATGGATCGCATCCTCAATGTCGAGAGCCTTGTTGTACTCGGAGGCAGGTAGTGTGATCTTAGCCGTGTCAGCGAGGAGCTCCACCGAGGAGTGTATCTCCACCTTATCGAGCATCGAGAGCTGGTAGCCACCTATCTGGATGTCATAAATCATCGTGTACATAGCTGACTACTTGGTGAGGTCTCGACGAGTGAGTAGGAGCTTGTAGGTATCGTCACTCACTGCCTGGAGAGAGAAGTTCTGGTTGGCATCACCCGAGGTGTGCGGGAACTCCCATGACTCAAAGACAATACGCGTGATACCGAAGAGCTCCAGAAGTGGACAATAGGCGGACACCTTGGCTGACTCGAGGTACTTGCGCAGGCGCTGCACATCCTCCTTTGGGTAGCGTCCATCGGATCCGATAAGAACTCCCTCAAGTCTGATGCTGTAGTCATCGAGCGTCCAGCGCTCCTTGACGGAACCACGGATCTTACCCTTTGACACCTGCCGCTTCGTGAGGATGTGCTGACCAGTGATAGTGATCATCGGCTCTTGAGGGAGTAGCCACGGCTCTTCACCTTCAAGTGCCAGAGACACGGGGAAGACCATCGGCAGGCCGAGGGCATTTGTCTGCACCTCCTCAAGCTCTTCATCAGAGAGAGGTATATCTACCTCGGGGAGATCGCCGTCAGGGAGGGCTACCCCTGATCGATTGAAGAGGAAGGGGGGGGGTATGGGTAGCCGCCTAATTATAGTGTCAAGATCGAATGTTGTCATCGGTCAGTGCTTGTTGCTATGGCCAGCGAGCGGTTGACCACCGAGATGATGCTGCGCTCCAGCTCGGCGGTATCGGCCTTATCCATCATAGACACCTGGATGCGCTCGACGAGCTTGCCGATATTCATAGTGATTTGCGTGTTGCGCGTACCACCAGTAGCTATTGCGTCGCCAGTCTTTCCACGGCCACCCTTACCCTTACCTTTGCCCCCCTTCGTGCTTCCTGAGCCAAAGATGACGCTCTCACTACTGCTACTTCCGAGTAGACCAGGAACGGATATCGACGAAGTCTCTTTACCTTCATTCCGCTTCTTAGCCTCGTCCTTGGCGATCTCTTCTGCGAGGTGCTTGTCGTAGCCAGATCCGACGCCGCTGAGTAGATCCTTAGACGACTGGTAGGCTTGCGTGGCGCTATTGACTCCTACGAATCCCTTGGCCGCTTCACCGACAGCATCCGCTGCTCCTGAGAAGTCGCCCTCAAAGAGCAACTTAATCGCCTTACCAACGCTTCCGATCGAGTTAAGGAGCTCCTCTATTCGAGATATCAGATACTCCTTAATTACCCCTGCAAATCCTTTGATTGTATCCCACATGGTCAGCAGAAACGCACGGAATCCCGCGAACTTATCCCAGCAGTAAACAACCACTCCAACAAGTGCCGCTATAGCTACGACAACTATACCTATCGGGTTTGCCGTCAGGGCGGCATTAAGGAGCCACTGTACAGTCGTCCAGCCAATGGTAGCAGCCTTAACGACCAACATCACTCCAGCCATTGCCATGTGTGCGATTGTTTGTGCCTTAAGAGCTATAGCCACCACTCCGATGACCCATGCAGCGAGAAGGAGCTCCTTCCTCCACGTCTTGATGAACCGAACAGTTCCAACAACAAACTCAACGACACGCCCAATGACAGCGAACACCTTAGGGACATACTTCGCAACCGTAGAGAAGAGATCCAGTAAGTAGGGCTTAATCTGCTCGTAAATACTCACGGCCCCACTCTGAATTGCCCCCATCATGGTATTCCATGATCCCGCACCCGAGGATCCCAACGCATCCATCATTCCATGGAATTGCCCGCCTTCACCCGTCGCATGAGCGATTGCCTGTGCTACATTTTCCGCAGTGATCTGCCCCTTACTCATCTTCTCCTGGAGGGACTCGAAGCTCTCACCTGTCATCTTTGAGAGCTCCTTGAGGGGATTGAACCCCGCCCCAACAAACTGCATGAGGTCTTGCCCCATGAGCTTGCCTGCAGCATTAACCTGCCCGAAGACAAGCGAGAGCGTGGAGAACTTCTGAGCTTCGCCACCTGAAATATCCGCAAGTTGGCGCATATATCCTGTGACTTTATCCGCCTCAATACCGAAGGAAAGCATCTGCTTAGCTCCCTCCGTGAGTTGCATTCTGTCAAAAGGGGTTCTATCGGCAAACTCAGCAATTTCCCCGAGCATCTGATTTGCCCGCTCACCATTCCCCACAAGCGTCTGAAAAGCGATACTCGTCTGTTCAGCTTGCATCCCGATCTTTGATACTGCCGCCAGCCCTCCACTAATTAAGGCGTAGGGATTGGTGAGCAGGGAAAATCCAGGAATAGCACTTAACTGCCCAGCAAGATTGCCAAAGCTGAAAGCCTGTCGAATAGATGCCCCGACTCTTCGTGCCTTGCTCTCGATCGAATCGAGGGCAGACATAATACCTCGCGCTGTGCTGAGCACATTCTCCTGCTTAGCAGTGAGGCGTAGTACGAACTCTAGGGACTTATCCATTGCTTTGGGCTTCGAGCTTACGTAGCTCGTTGAGATAGTTGATGGTTGCCGCCCATTGATGATCGGGCAGCGTATCGGGGTTTAGGTGTAAGTAGTAGCGGATGTAGGTGTCGAAGAAGAGGAAGCTCTCCCAGGAGACCTGTCGTTCTTCGGAGGAGGAGATAGCCTCCGCCTCCCTTAGAGCTTTTTTACCTCGGCCTCCTTCTGCTTGAGGACCTCATCCAGCTTGCTAATAGCAGGCAGGAAGTAGTCGTCATCCTCAAGGATCTCCTTGTCACCATCCAGCCAGAGTTGCTTAAAGAGCGTTTCCGACAGCTGGATAGGATCCTTGATGCCAGAAACAAAGCTGAACTCCTGGCGGGTAGGCTTGCGGATAGCGCAGCTCTTATCCTCTACGACGACGAGGAAGATGGCATCCTTGCCATGCTGCTTCTTCCACGAGTCGATTTGTTCGGGTTTGAATTCCATTTTTATACAGATTAAAAAGCGTTCGAAGGACTATGCACTCTGCTTGCGCAGGAAGGTGAAGGGGAGGGTATATTCAGTGAACTTATCCCCCTGCTTCCACTTGTCTTCCTCCTTGCTAAAGGTGCAGCCGACAAGCGTGTCGGTGTGGATGACATCGCCCTGTGAGGGGTCGCCATAACACACGACGATGGTTGTTGAAGCTCCGAGGATGCTTCCGCCGCAAGCCTTCTGCAGGAGGTGGAATTCACTACCCGTAAGGGTGATTGTCCCAGAGTACTTGATGTTACCACGCTGGACAGCCATTGGCTGGCTTCCAGCCCCGTAGATGGGTTCCTGCTCCTGCTCGGCGGTGTACTCAATGCCACGGAGTCCCGTGACACGACGACCGCCGAGGAGCAGGGTAATGGTCATCCACTCGTACTCGCGTCCGTTGTAGATGTTCATTGGAGTAGGATTACTTAGATGTTACAGCTGTGAAGCCAAGCTCTACATCGATGTAGCGGGCATAGCCGAAGGGGCGCACCGAGAGCTTTGCTCGCACCTCCGACGTCGCTAGGACATTGGTAGGCAGGAGCTCAAAGCGACAAGCGCTACCCGTAGACTCATCGGCAGAGAGTTCTCCCTTGGCGGTCATAGCTCGGTCGACAGCCGACGTGATCTCTTGCTCCCAACTGCGAATGGTTGCAGGGTGGAGCGTTCCGTCGGCTTCAAGTTCAAGCTCATCAAGAAGGAAGGAGAGGAGGGTGTCGTAGGCGATGCGGTAGGCCTTGTCGATCGTTCGGCGTGCAGTGACATGAGCATAGTCGTCAGACTCGCTCGTCGCCAGACGATCGTCACAGAAGTAGAAGCCTGCGCGGCCGACATACTGACGAGGGCAGATATACCCCTTAGTGTAGAGGTCGGCGACAGCACCTGTCTGCTGCTCGATAGGCTGACCGCTCAGATAGATTGCATCGGCGGCGATCTTACCATCTTTCACGCGACCTACGTTGCGCTGCACTGCACTTGCTGCAATGCGACCAGCGAGGAGACCGACAGCAGCACCCTTACCATCTGGCTGGGTGTCGCCGACGAAGACCCCTACTCTGTTGCAAGCGAGCTCGCCAAGGTCCTTCAGGCCTTGGCGCTTGAAGCCACGACCCTCAAGGATGACGAAGAGTGGTGCATAGAGCGCTTCGGTTGCATATACTGCGGTCTCTTGGGCCTTAGGGATAGCCGAGAGCACATCAGCGACGATCCCCTCTGCCGCCTCAGGCTCATCCTGAGCATCTAGGGCGATGGCCACGGAGCGAAGGCGCCCCTTACACAGGGTGATGAGCTTACGGAGCTCGCCAGCATCTTCTTCGGTGTCACCCTTCGTACAGAGCTCGGTCATCGTCTTCGTCTTCTCGACGCCATAGATGATGACCTCCGTACCTTCACCAGCCTCAGCATAGAACTCACGCACGTGCTTATAGAGCGCTGCGTTGTTCTTCTCGGTGACCTTAAGGCCCTTCAGGTCTCCAACCGATCGGATGGAATAGGGCTTGCCGAGCTCGTAAGTTGAGCCAACGGCCGTAGAGGCGACCATGAGGGCGAGGAGCCCATCGGGAGAGTCGCCCACCTTGCCGAGGTTGCCCTCGGCAAAGGTGATTTTAACTCGTGGTAACTGTGCCATGATCGTTGCTCTTAGACGTTACCCTCTGCGACGAGGAAGACACCCTTCTTGTCGTAGCGACGGTGGCTACCGCCAACACGCATCAGGAAGGAGTAGATGTCAGAGTAGTACGTGGGGTCATCGAGCGAGCTGAACATCTTCGCTTCCCCGAAGGCGTGGGAAACACAGCCCGACTGCCAAGCAAAGCCAGCTGCTACCTCGGTGGCTTCACCACCGTTAGTTTCGGCAATGATCTCGCCATTTGCCTTGAGGCGAAGCGCCTCACTGCGAGAGAAGATGTCGATGCCATACAGCTGCCCGACGGTGCCCTTGGTCACATTCGCCGATGCGAGGAATGCGAAGCGACCAGCCTCGGTGAGGCTATCCAGAAGGTCACCGTACATGTCTGTATCAAGAATGAGGTAGCGCCCTGTTTTCGGCAGGTTCTGCTTGTCCATGCGCATGGCCACCTGATGTACGACGCTTGCCGTCATCTTCTTACGCTTACCCGTACCCTGCTCGGTGTGGGCATCACGCTCACCACCGTCAGTCAGGATGGGGTGAGCAGCATCTGCACCCTTTGCCCAACTGCGAAGGATGAGCTCGGAGGCAATTCTCTGGAGCTCTTCCTTGTCGTTCTTCAGGATAGACGATCGCTTGTCGTAGGAGAGCTCTACACTATCCGCATTGGAGATACGGATAGGATCCGTCGTGAGCTCATCGATGTTGTAGGTAAGCTCGTTGTCTGTTCGCTCCTGAATTTGAGCAGGAAGGGAGCGGCGGTTGACCTTCACCCCCGAGGGCTTACCCGCATTGGGGACATGCACCGTTTTGTTCTCGACGTACTGGGAGTCGTTCTCCGACTTGGCGACAAAGGAGTCGTCGGGGAAGAAGTTCTCCTGCAGCGTTTTCAGCCACACCTGTGTCTGTAGTGCCATAAATCTTAATAGTTATTGGTTGTTGGTTAATTGGGTAGAGCAGCTACTCCTTATAGGGGACGCCGAACTCCGCCTGGAAGAGGGTCTTGAAGCCCTCATAGTTCGTAGCCTTGAAGTCTGCGAGCAGACCTGCGCGGTCGAGCTCGTCCCAACTCTTCCCATCGAACTTGCTCGTAGGCGTCGATTCTGGAGCGAGATGGTCCTCTACTCGTGGCAGCTTATTCTTAGGCTTCTGCGATGGGAGAGAGTTGAGCAGCGCCTTCGTTTCCTCGGGAGCTGACGAGAGGAGAGCCTCATAGTGCGCACGCTGCTCCTGGGTGATCTTACCCGCCTCAACAGCTGCGTCAAGAATGCTCTTATTGCGCTCTGCCTCCATTGAGGCAATCTGTGCCTTCAGCTTACCATTCTCTTCTTCAGAGGATCGGAGCTGATTGGAGAGGCGAGCCACCTCTCTTACCACTTCACCCTCGCCCATTGAGGCGGTGATAGAAGGGCAGGACTTGCGAAGTTCATCGATTAGTGCCATGTCATCATTATTTATTGCCTGGTTTTCCAGGCGGTTTTGGAAATACGTTTGAATTTCTTCTTGTGTGGACTTTTCAGAGAGAGGAGGCGCATCATCCTCTTCCATCGAATAGATGCCGTCGATGAGCCCCATAGAGAGACACTCTTGAGCGGTGAGCCAATGGTCCTCCCCATCAAAGTAGGTCGCCTCAATCTCCTCGGGCGTCTTACCTAGACGCCCTGCAATCATCTTTGCAAGCGTCCCCTGAAGCTGTTCCATCTCCTCGGCTACTCGGCGGAGCTCCTTGCTATTCCCCCATGACCCCCCACTTACATTGTGCAGCATCAGGCGTGCATAGGGCGACATATAGAGAGGCTTCCCGCAAAGCGCGATGATAGCTGCCATCGATGCGGCGATACCATCAACATATATAGTGAGGTTAGCCGCGCTATTTCGAAGCGCCTCATAAATGGCCAACCCACAATAGACCTCACCACCTCCGCTATTGATACGGATGTCGATCTTATCATAGGTGCGCGTAAGCTCAAGGAGTCGCGTGACGACATCTCGGGCGGAGACCTCTGACCAGTCTCCGACCTCTCCATAGAGGAGGATAGTTGCCTCACCTCCCCCTGAAGGAATCACATCAAAAAATCGTCTTATCTGTGCCATGCGATTATAATTTCTGAGAGCAAATTTATAAG